TGCCGTCTCATCCTGAGTTGTTGCAAGTGGATGCGCAGGGACGCGGCATCGGCATCCGTGCGCTCGCAGAGGCAATGGCGGCGCACGGACGAGGAGATGCAGGGCAATATGAGGCGATGAAAGGCGTTGCCAGCGAAGTCGCCAAGCGATTGAGAATGAATTTTCGTGCGTCTTAAGCGCTGTCATCCTCCGTGACGGCGCTGCGCTCAACCACCCTCATCGAGAAGTCTACATCTATCACAATTTGCGCATCCTCCGGCGCACCGACAGCCGCCAATATCAACTGTACAGCCTGCGCTAGTTCGGTATCTGCCTGCTGTCGGGCCGCGAGGCGTTGACGTAACAATGCTTGCGCACGCTCCGGTATTTGCCACTCGGTCATGTCAATACCCTACGAACTCGATTCAACGTCGTCCGATACACTGCTGACGACGTGGGTTGCCCAGACATAAGTAATTTAATCTGTTGCAACAACGTTATACATGCTGCAAGCTGTTGCGCTGTGATACCAAGCGCCGCTACATCTTCGTCGGTCCAGTTGCCGACGTCGAAATACTCCGCCTCTAAAGCATCTGCTGAGTCTGCCGCCGCAGCCAAAGATTGAACCGCCTTGATGATGGCTTTCGCTGTCTCAATCTTTGCCATTGCTTGTCGAGCCTCCTGCTCAGTATTGAACGATTGTTCTTTGCCTTTGTCATTGATATACCAGCGTCCGGCGCTCTGCCAAATATCCATACTCTCCTCTCACCACGCATTGATCGCTACTCTTCTCCAAGTATTCGTCGCCGTGCACACATAGATATAATTTGCATCCCAGCAAATTTCCCCGACATTGCCAGTTGCCGATGAACTTGCCGGCGTCCTGCTCGAGCGGATTCGCAAATTTTGTCCGCCGATGTCTAACCCACTGCCAGACGAAAAAGTCGGTGAGTCTACATTGATCCCTGCATTACTAGAAAACAGGACAAGAGTCGGCGTTTGAGTTGCGTTTCGGCCGCCAAAAAATCTAATGGACATTGAAGAATTTCCGCTGATAAAATTAAGGTTTCCGGCCTGTGCTGACGATCTGAGAAACGCATCACCTGGTAAGCCATAACCCGGGAACTGAGTGTGTGCAGTGCTTAAAATGCCTAAATCGAACTGCTGAGATGCATCGTTCCGCAACTGAAGCTGCACAGCAGCCGATGTGCCACTGCTAAAGTTTCTAAAACGTGCAAGCGTTGCGAATTCGTCCGTTGACTCTCTTACATCAAGTCGGAAGATTGGCGGGTCTGCATTGATTCCGAAACGACCATTTATCGTGTCCACTGACACAACTGCCGTATTCCAATCAGCCTTACGAATCTGGAACGCCGTCGTATCGTCTGATGTAGGCGCAACATACGACGTCACTACGCCTACAAACGTCGGTGTTGCTCCCGGATGCAAATCCTGCGGCATATTCAACGTAATCGTGCCGTCGCCGTTGTTTGCCACGATTACACGATTGGCCGTGCCCACTATCCACGCTGCCAAGTTGTTGACACTCACCGTCCGCTTGTTTGCATCCGTTGCCAGCAAACGTGAAGCGGTCAGCGTTTCCAGCAAAAGCGGATCACCCGCAATCACGTCGCCTTTCGTCGCGTGGCTGGTCGATTGCAGCCTCAGGTTATCGCCAGCGCCCGTGCCGCCTGTGAGTGTTTGCCCGCCACTGCGACCGATCAGCAGCGCATATTGCGCATGATCATCATCCGCCAGTCCCGTGTGTTCGCCGTGATCGTGCGTCGCCGGCGGCGGATTCTCCGTGCGTAGCCAGTAGCGGCTGTCGTGCGTGTGGCTACCGCCAATCACAACGCTGCCGCCACTACCCTTTTTTTGCTTGCTGTCGATGATCCGTAGCGGCTGATTTTTTGGCATCAGATCGTCTCCTGCTCCATTGCCCATGCGCAGCCGGTCACACGGTAAAGCATTTCCGGCGACAGCCACCCGATCGTGCTCAAATCCTTCACCACGGCTCCAGGCACTTCGCCATCGGGCAGCGGCACCGGATCGTTTGCGCCGCTGAGGTCCTCAAGCTGGCCGCTTGAATCATACAGCAGCCAGCGAAAGCAGTGTCTGAAAATCCACCTGCTGCCCGATCCACCCCACTCCGCAGCCATAAACTGCCGTCCTGCGTCGCTGTAAGCTGCTTCCAGTGTCTCAATTGCATCGGCCAAGCTGTTCAACTGCGCAGCCGTCGGCTTGGTCAGCGGTTCAAAAAGCGTTGTCATAGCTCTCTATCCGATTCCACCATATAGCGCAGCGTGAGCGTCGTTCCGCTGCTGTCCTCCTCGCCCCAGCGAGCCCACACCCGATAGAGCGTGCCGACGCTCAAACCAAAACTCGACAGATTGACGTTGACTGCATACTCGCCGCCATTGCCGGGCGAAGAGTAGACCAGTGTGTTACCGTAGTAAACCCGCAAGTTTGTTTTGTTGTTGCCTTCGGCAAAGCGCAGATGCAGCCAGTTGTATTTGTGTGTGACCTGGTAGTACGCATTCCGGTTTGTCCTCGTCAGCGTTATTTCTGCAAAGCCTAAGTTGACGCCAATGGCGCCCTCCTCCAGTGCATTGACACGCATTACCAAATCATTGAGCTGCGATGCGCTCAGGATGTTTCCATCATAAAAAGTGGTCATAGTATCTCAATAGTATAGATAAGCTTCGCCAGGCCCGCCGCTTGCGCCAAGCCGATGCGTGCCGAGGATGAAGAACGGATCGACGCCGGCGAACAGGCTGGCCGTCTCCAATACGGCCACATCCTGCCTGAATCCGGTCATGTCTGCCCGCCACATAACTTCGCTTATGATACCGATAATTGGCGTTGTCACGTTGTCCTGATACTGAATCCGCACCGGCCAGCCGAGGCGCACGTCGTGCCGGTCCAGGTTCGTAAGCCTTGCAATCAGGACCGGCCGCTCCTGCCTGCGCAGCGTGTAGGCCGCAATCGTTTCGGCTTGCGCTTCGCTCTGGATATAGACATTGCTGCGAATCGAGCGTCGCCTCGGCGGGCGACCTGTCCAGAATGCATTTGCTGACGCCCGCTCCACTTCTAGCGTGCGTCCGCCGTCGAGGACCTGGCCGTTTAGCTGCATGATGTTCAGGTAAGCAGCCTGTGTCGTCGTATTGCTGATGACCAGCTTCACCCGTTGCGCATAGTTAATCTGCGTGACGTTGATGCCCGCCAGAATTTCAGATCCGCCGGCCGTATATGCTCTCCAGGCCAGCGCAGGTTCCTTTGTTTGTGCGCTTGTCAGCCTGGCCCAGACCGTTTTCGTCTGCCCGGGCTGCACGACGATCGGATCGTCCGGTTCCCAGATCATGCCCACGTCGCCCGGCGCACGTGGGGCTACCTCAACCGCTATCTCGCTGTAAAGCTCGCTGGTTGGCCAGCGCAGGCTTAACTGCGTAATGTCTGCCTCGCTTACCTCGATCGTGGCGACTGCGCCGTACTGGCGCTGCAGCGACGCCGGCAATATGCCCGTGATATTGTGGTAGTGGAATCGCCCGTCGGCATCGCAGTAAAACCAGCCGCAGCAGGCTGCGACCAGGTTCCACAGTTCGTCCAGGATTGATTCATCGTCCAGCCAGACGTAGCGCAGCGGGAAAATGCCCGGATCGATGGTCGGCGCTACATTGTGAGCCTGCGCATAGGCCTGCGATACAAAATCTATGCCGTCCGTCTGGCCGGCATATTGCAATAAACGCACGATGTAGTAGTCCTCAAAGCGCCGCCGCTGACTGTCTGCGAGAAAATCCACCAGCGGCGTGCTGAGCTTGTTCTGTAGCAGCAGCTCATCCCGTGTGCGGCATTCCAGCGTCACCGTAGTTGCGCCAGTTGCCGTTGCGGCTGTTTCGTTCATTTCACGCAGCACGCCGGTAAATACCCGCTTGGTCTCGCCGTTTATCGTCACGTCGATGCGCACCTGTGCCAGATATGCGCCGCCGCCGGCCAGATACGCATGCAACGGCGAGTTGCCGTTTGAAGGCGAGAAGCGTCCGTCGTCGTTGGCCAGCGTGATTGAGCACGAACCCACGGCCCCACGGCCGCCGGCCAGCATCTGCTCTGGGGCCGTCAGCGAGTAGCTGCCGCGTGCACTGACCAGCCGTGCAGATTCGTCCACGAAAGTAGTACCGTCCCGGCTCCAACACACGCCGACCTGTATCAAAACAGAACGTTTGACGCTTCCCACCGTTATTTCTCCCGTTGCCTGCGGCGCAAGAGCCGCCAGGCTGAAGCTCTGCACCCTACCGGCAGCCACAGCCAGCGCCGCAAATGCCTCGCCTGCAGCCGCTGCTGCCCGCTCTGAGACCGGCGCCGGCCTGCCTGCCGGCGAAGACGCCACTGTGGCCGAGGGCAAGCCGCCAGTCGGCCGTGGTCGGTCGTCAAAAAACTCAAATTCAACCAGCAGGACGACCTGCGATGCTCGGACCTGAACCTGGTCGATTTCGACCAGTGTCGCCAACTGCGAGGCCCGTATCCCCTGCATCGCCAGCTCGACCAGTGTCGCCAACTGCGAGGCCCGTATCCCCTGCATCGCCAGCTCGACCAGTGTCGCAATCTGGCTGACTCTGACCTCAGCCATCAGAACTCTCCGGCCGACTCGATCCCGAATTCAGCATCGTTTACCGCTGACTCGCTCCACGGCGTCATGCTGTTCGGCTGCGTTTCCCATCGTTCCCAGACATATTCATATCCTACGGTCAGCGCCTTTGCGTCACTCTTGACTATATTGCTGCCCATCCCGACCACCAATCTGAGTCGGCTATCGATGCCGGCATCGCTCTTTCTAACATATGCCATCGGAATCACCGCCCGTATCGCATGATCGGCGGGCACAGACACTGCCGCAAAATCATAGGTGTCCAGCAGCCCCCCTGCCGCTGCTCTGACATAGTCTGTATCGTTATTAGGTGGCGCTTCATCTACTGCAGCCCAATTCGCTTCGGCACCGACTGCCGTCCACTGCGTAGTTGAACCTGCTCTATTGGGAAACACAGCTAGAAAGCGCCTGCTGGGCGGCGGTGCATCAATCAAATTGCCCACTCCATCCCAAACATCCACATAGAAATCATCTGTATAGGTAGCGCTTGACCAGAACGAAGTTCCCGTCATCCAATTGCTTGGCCCACCCACGGCATAACAGCCGGTTATCTGCGTGCGCGGCGTCGTTTGTCCAGACCGATAAACCCTTGTATCTCCTGCCCATGTTGCAACTTGTTGCCCATTTGCCCACAACGTGACAAAGCCATTCTCAGCCGCAAAATTTGCCGTCATCCCAATCGAATACCATTGATTGTTTGCGGCAATTATGGTGCTTGTCACCGTCAACGGAAAATGCACGGTCGATGTATCCGAAATCCATCCGGCACGCAGCGTGATTTCGCTCGTTAACAAATTCAACCCCCACACCACTGGCGCCCCGTCCACCATCATCCCAATGATCGGCGCAAATCCCGTGCCGGTAATACCATTGTGCCGGAAAAACATGCCTGCACGCGCCGCCGTATGTGACAATCCGGCGATGCCCAACGGCTGCCCGCTCCCAAAAAACCTGTAACTATAGCCTCCGGTGTACTTTTCCGTTGCAGAAATAGTTGCTCCAGTCGAACCCGTCAAACCAACCACATCTGCCAGACTCTGCGTCTCGGCGCTCAATTGTCTTGCTCGCTTCCATGTCATCTTAGAGTCTCCTTGCAAGAAGAGAGAGGAGAGAGAAGTGAGAGGAGAGGAGAGAGAGAAGAGAGAGTCCTCTCACTCCTCACTTCTTTCTCCCTCTTCCCTCTCTCAAGCTTCCCATAGTTCAAGTGAGCATCGATACAACAATGCGCCGCCACCTACAACAAAAGTCTCGTAGTTCAGCACAGGAGTCATGCCGGCATTGACATTGCAACTGGTCCCGTCCGGTCCGACAAACGGCACATCGCCGGCCACTGCTGCCGCAAATGCAGACGTGATGACTGCCAATTGTGCGCTCGACAGCGCCACCCACGCAAGCGAAAAGCGTCGCTTCATGCTGCCATTTACCAGGTCACGGCGCAGATTGCCGTTGGCCAGTTGCACAGCGCCGCCAAGCCAGACTCCCTGCACGGTGTAGGTCGTCGGATCTGCCAGCGTTACATTGTTGAGCTTCGTGTCACTCGCCATCGGACGTTCTCGTCGTGCTTGCTGCGCTTGCCATGTTTGCCTGGATGATCGGCAGGACACGCAGCGCAAGCAGCTCAATCAGGCTGGCCGGCAGGTTGTCGCCCACCACGGCCATGAAACCTTCGCCCCACCAGGCTCCGACTACGCCGCCGGCACTGCGGATTTTGCTTTCGTTGTCCAAAAACGCCTTGGTGATTTTGGCTACGGCGTCGCTTGCAATCAGGCTACCGTCGATGCCGCCGGCAATGCTTTTGCTCAGTGCGCTGCCGTCGATGCCGCCGACAATGCTTTCGCTCAGTGCACTGCCGTCCGTTCTGCCGCCAAGGCCCATGCTGCTCATCGTAGCCTGCACCTGCTGCAGGCTAACGCCCAGCTCCTGCGCCAGCTCCTGTGCAATCTCGCCGGCCATGGCAGCCATGGACTGTTCGCCGAGAATCATTTGTCGAATCCGTTCTTTGACGGCCTCCCGGTCAAGCAGCTCCGGCCGTAGACCGAGCTGGAACTCTTTCAGGATGTGTGCTGCAGCCTCCTGTGGATTGCCGCTGGCTACCAACTCGTCAAAAATCGCCGGCACTTCCTGCTTGAATTCCTCAAGCCACTCCTGATTGCCCAAGCCATCTCGCATAATCGCCGCCAGCCGACGGGCGTTCTCGTTGATCGCATCTTCCCTGGGCAGAAAATCCGCCGGGTCCAGCCCCACATCAAGCGACAGCGACTGCGACAATACACTGCTGACCCGGCTCTCCAGATTCTGGAATGCCTGATCCAACTGCGAAAACCCTCCTGTCGCTGCTCTGCTTGCCGTTGTCCCCACATCTGTCAATGCCTTAATCTGGTCTTGCAGCTTGCTATTCTGCTTGTCGAGCCATTCAGCTTTGGCAAACTCAATCTGCTCGCTCGACATTCGACCGTATTGCGACCAGACGTTGACCAGAGTTTCTAATTCCTGTTTTTGTTTCTGCCAACCCGCAAACGCCTGTTGTGCGCCCAGTGCCCCGGCTGCATTGATCCACATCGATCGCAGCGCGCCTTGTGTTGCGTTTGCCTGATTTGCCAATTCCTTAAAACGATTCATCAGCGCCTGCGACGCGGCTGACGCTGTGTTGGCGCCCGTTGCAGCATCCAGACTCGCCAAGCCCAAATTGCGCAAAGCGCCGGTCGCCGCCACCGTACCGGTTTCCAATTCGTGTTGGATTGCCCGCAGGTCAGCCAGTTGTGCCTTGGCTGTTTCAATCAACATATTGGTCTGCGGTGTGTTTTGCGGAAACTGGCGAGGGTCCTGATAGGCAGCCAACGCCGCTTCCAACTCGGCGATCTGGGCACCTACCTTTTCCGGCGTCCAGTTGATTTCACCTGTCATTGCGGCGCCCAGATCGCCGAGTATATCGACCAAGCCGGTCAACATATCGAGTCCGGTCGCCACAACAGGCAAAAATACTTTGCCCCACGTGTCGCTTGCATTGGCGATGGACGCTTCCCACCGGTCGAACGCCGCCGCGCCACTGTGTCCCACCTGCGCAGCCTTTTCTGCTGCGTCTGACGTCTCCTTCAACACAGCGTTGACCATCGCCTGCATCTTCTGCTGTTGGGTCAACTTTTCGGCTGTCGTGCCCAGCGATTTGGCATATTCATCATAAGCGGCTTTGGCATCGATGATGATGCCGATGTTATTGAGAATTTGAGGCGACATACGCCCCAGCCCGTTGATCAGGTCGTTGAACGCCTGCACAGGAGCCACACCAAATTCAGCGCCCTTTGCAATCGCCACCTGCATGAGCGCAACAACTTCATCGACCGAATCCGCCACGCCTAGCGCCAGTGCTGAAGACGCCGCCTGCATCAACTGCGTGTCGTTGATCATCCCGTAGGATGCAGTACGCAATTCGGTCATCATCACTCTGGCTGATACGCCGGCGGCGTTTGCCAGATTGAAAAATGCTTGCTCTAATCTGGCTGATTCTGCTGCAGAGCGCGCCATATCGATAGCAGATGAAGCGCCCTTGAGGGCAATCAACGCCGCTGCGACCTGCGGCGCAGTTGCGCCCAGCGCGGTCAATGCGCCCTCGGTCGATTGAATTCCGGCAGTAAGCTGCATAAAACTACTGCCGTCGCCGGCGCTTTCGACGTTTTGCAGAGTCTGTCGATATGATCCCTCAAATGCTTTTAGTTGTTTAGACGCCTCATCGCGCAACGATAATGAGAAGATTGTGCGTGCGTCTGCCATAAATCAGCCTTTATTCAGATAAATGTCAGATAACATCGTTGCTCATCGTGATATACTGAAAGTAAAAGGAGGCCCCCAATGACACCTGTCGAAAAAATAGTCTTGCAATTTACTCTACGCATTTTTTTGCGTTCCATTCAACTGTTGGGCATCGTCTTGGCAATCTGGTTTGCTGCTTTTCTCCTACGTCTGATCGGCTTTGCCCTCGGCTTCTAGCCGGTCATGGCGTAAAATCATGCGCCACTCATAAGCGTTCGGTTTGATCTTGCCTTCCAGGAAGGCCTGCCGGACATTCTCCACATCGAGGATTTCTCTTGTCTGCCATGCACGAATCAAGCGAGGCCAATCGATCTTGTCCAGATCCTCCAACGTCTTTCCGGGAAAATGACGAAGGAGGATAGCGTCCCAGAGCGCGTCCGGCAGCATCTGAAGCAACGCCAGTTGCGCGGCGCCGCGTGCCTCAGGCGTCAGTTCGGCGTCTTCGCTGGGGTCGTCGGCTGCGCTATTTCGACGCCATCGAACAATAGCCGCCTCCTCTCTTCCCCCAGCGCCAATAACTCCTGAATTGCTCTGTTGATGCCGCCAGCCAGCCAACGCACCAGGCGAATGTCGAGATCATCAAAGCGTGCCACCAGCGTCTCGCCATCCTCGATCAGCGTGCCGTCGGGCAGCAGGATATGCACCTGTACCAGCTTCTTCGCCAGCAGATCAAACAATTCAGCTTCCGGTGCGGCGCCGATTGTCGCCAAACTCCAGCGCTTTATTTCAGCGCGCGTCCATTGCTCAGCAAGTTCGATCCAGTTATGGCGCAGCCCGTCTATTGTGCATTCGAGCCGGATCTTCATTAACTCACCGCCCTGGATTAACTCACCGCCCTGGTCGGCACACCGCTGAGCCGGATCGTCGGCGAAGCCGTGAGCTTGCCTGTCGCCGCTGCACTGATTCCATATCCCGTCACGAACGCCTTCGTCCACGTATAGGTGACCGTATCGCCTGACGCATCTTTGAACGCAATCACTGCCGTCACCAATCCCGGCGTAATCGCCAGCGTCCCCAACACATCGTCAACTACCTTGTCCCACCTTGTCACGCTGATGTTCGCATCGTATGACGGCAGGCCAGGTATGAATTCCTGCGCCGAACTGTCGAGGTTCGTCGTTTCCAGTTCCGCCACCGCCATGTTCAGATCGACCTGCTCCACATACGCCGTCAGGTTCACACCGTTCAGCGTGAACGTACAATTTTTTGGACCCTTGACACCCATGATTGTTGCTCCTATGCATTCAAACTGACTACTGCCATACAACGAATTGCGGTCGCCCCACCCAGATCGGTGCACGACAACCGCACATAGCGCCCGACCGTACCCGTCAGCGTCAGCGAGTATCCGCCCACCGCCGACAGGGTAAACGTGCCTTCATTCACCCACGTGTTTCCATCCGCCGAGGACTGCACTTCAATGGTTGCATTTCCCGCCGTACCGGTGATGCTCGCCACGTGCAAAAATGCAGCGCCGCCCTTGGTCGTACCAACCCCAAAATCGACCGTAGCGCCATTCTCCACAGCGTCGAAAATCCCGTCATAGACACGCAATCCACGACGCACCGCATTTGATGTACCCCACTGCCCATTCAACGTCACCAAACCATTCACAGGCGCCCCAAACGCCATGTTATAGTTGCTGGCGTCAGACAGCACATAGGCAACACAGTTAGCATCGCTGGCTTGTGTGAGCACGGTGACGATCGCCGATTTTTCTGCAAAGCGATCTGCCAATTCCGCCTCAAAGCCGTTGGGGAGCACGCCCTCAAAGTAACCGTTCTGCGTGACGGTGCACTTGGCCAGCATCGGTAGAAATTCTTGTGCGGCGCTGGTTAAACTGGTGCGTTCAGCCTCGCCCACTTCGATCACCAGCTCAAGCTGGCTGGTCGACGAGGAAAAGTCATATTCATCCACCCAGATACGCAGTTCAGTTCCCTTCATATCTCCGCTCCGTCGTCATACTCGATCGTCAATGTGACAACTGCGCCAAACGCCTCCAGTTCCGGCGCATACTCGTCGGCACCGTCGCTGACGCTGATAAACCGGATTGAGCCGGTCGAACTGGTTTCGCTATAGGCGTCGAACAATTGGCGCACCGCTTCCGCCAGCGTGCGGGCTTCGGTGTAATCGGCGGCCCAACAGACGATCTGCAACGTCACCGTGCGCCAGCCAGCCCGCCCCGCCAGCGTGTAACCTGGCGCGCTGTCAAGCCGCCGATATACCAGCGCCGGCAGTTCCGTCTCCTGGCGCATAACGACGGGCGTCACACGTCTGCCTACGGCGTCTGTGATCGTCGTATCGGTCAGCAACATGGCTGCGATGCGTTTTTCGATCATCCGTTGTTCCAGGTTCTTTCAATAAGCTGCACCAGGCGGCGCTGCACATGGACTTCCGCTGCGCGGCGCATCTTGCGTTTTGCGTTTTGAAAGAAAGGACGCTTTTTCATGCGCCCCACGGCTCTCCATTTGCGTTTGGCGCCATGACCAGCGTTTTGCGTGCGCACGGTTCGCCCAAATTCGACGAAGCGAGTGTAAAAAACCGATGCCACAACCAATGCTTGATTAGGGCGAGGCGGAAACTTCAACGGCGAATTGAGACGCTGCCCATTGCGTCTGCGCACCAATGGCCGGTACTCATTACCGATAATGCTCGCCACATAGACGCCTCTCTTCATCTGTCCCGTGTCTACCGGCGCATTTGCCTGCGCTTCTCGCTGAATCATTTGGACGCCCTCATGCAGTGCACGAGCAATTGAAGGTCCGCGCAACGCCACCTGCTCCGCTTTAAGTTTCTGCGATACGTTTTCATCAACTTTTATCCGCAGCCGATTTCGGCTTCGTCGCCGCGCCATCAGCGCCGCCCTCCCCACCACATATACGACCACAACACTGCGCTCGCCGTATACGATAAAATCGCCAGACTCAGCGCCAATTGCCAGTCGATGCCCAGCATCTCGCGCACCTCGACGTAAAAGAGCGGTATGGGCAAGAAGAGCAACACAAATGCACCGATAAACACCATGTGATGTAACGGCGATAACCGTACCGCTATATCGATATTGATGTTCAACTGGTCAATGTCTTTACGCAAAGCGTTAATTTCTTGATTCATGCGGCGTTCTAGAGCGTCGATTTTGCTACTTAGTTTGTATTCCCACTCGTTGAGCATCAGAATCGTGCGAGTTTCCGTCGCCTCATTGTGCAAGTAGTCATAGAACAGCATATAGCTGGCGTTTTGCCCAGGTTTCGACATATCATATGCAGCTTTCACGTCTTTCGTTTTCGCCAACGCCTGCGCCAGCAACGCGCCGGTCTGGTACGCTGTTATGTCGTCGATTTCTGTCACAGTCGTGATGACCGAAACCTGCAATTCATAATGCAATTCCAGCCCGATTAGACGACTCGAACACGTGTTTAATATAACCAGCCAGGCGTTTGATGCTCGTACAATTGCTGTCAGGTCATTGATCGTGATATATCCATCGCTTAATTTGATGCCCCGTTCGTTGCCGTGTGTCGCAAACCATATCACGTCCCAAATGTGACTTTGCAGCGCTTGCAATACGTCACGCCGGGTGACCGTACCATTGAGAATGACCGGGTGCAATGCCAGGCTGACAGCGCGCACCTCGTCGTTGACAGCCGTCAGCCCCAAATCGGGAGCGATCAGCAAAACGTTCATGCCACTTTCGTTCGATAGTGCACCGATATCCGCACCGCCACCATTACCAGGCACAGCACCGTCAACGCCTTTACCGCCTAACTATCCCTGGTATTCTGCCTCTAAACAGCGCATCACTATCAAATCTTCAGCCGGCTTGGGCGTCACCGCTTCGATGTGCAGTAGCTTACCACGCCATTTCAGTCGATCCTGATGTGTCACCACGACCCCGCTGCGGATTGTCACTTCGTAGCCAACAAGCATTACTGGCCTATCCGCTATGATCGACTCCCGTCCCGACCGGTCGAACACATTCGCCCATACCGTCTCGCCGTCTGCCCAATTCAGCACTTCGCCACCGAACGCATCGCGCTCGACCGTCGCCCTCTGAATTGTCACCCGTTCGCGCAGATCGCCTGCGGTGATTCGCCGTCTCATTGCGCCCACTCTGTGTACCAATACACCTTGTAGGGCGCCAGCAGCGTTTCAACAGCGTAGGGCAGTACAGTCTGTGCACCGGGCGCCACTGCCTCCCGGTTGGCGTAGTAATGTCCGACGAGCAACAGTATGGCATGGCGGATCGATCGCGGCACTTTTTGGGCAGCCACGCCATAGCCTGCAATGTAGCGCACGGTGATGGCGGCATCGTCCGCGAGATTGACGGTGGGCAGGCGGGCGCTGTTAAAGCGGATGTAGGCAGGCTCGACGCCGGTGCGCAGCATGTACGCGTCAGGATCGAGGATGGCAGTGACGCCGTTGTCGTCGGTGTAGGTGATGCTGTCGACGCTGATGACGGGCGGACGGGGGAGATAGAGCAAAATGGGCCAGGCGTCGATGCGCAGTTCCAACGTTTGGGTGATCAGGGCGCGGCCGATCTGTTCCTCGACGACATTACGCGCGGTTGCGATCAGCGATTCGATCAGGCTGTCTTCATCGGCGCCATCGACGCGACAGTGCGCTTTCGCCTCGGTAAGGGAAACGGGTTCGGTGGTTGGAGGAACGGCGACAATAAGGTCAAGCTGGTCGATCATGGTGTCAATCCTTTAGTTGCGCGATCGTACAGTCGGACGCACATCCGCCGTTTCCCCGCGTGGCGCGGCAATAGCAGACTCTGCATCACTCGCCCTCACCCACTGCGCGCGCTTCAACGCCACCAACAGCGCGGCGTCGGCCTTGTCCACCTCCACCACAGACCCAGCCTCGACGATTTTCGGTTCATTCTCGCCGATCACCGTCACCACCGTCGTCCGTACAATCTTCACTTTCATCGTTCCTCCAATGTTTCCAGGAGAGCAGGCGAGCGCCTGCTCTCCTGCCTCTCAGTTCGTTCAGTTCGTCAGCGCATCCAGCATCACCGCAAAACTTTGCGGATGTCGCACTGCCACATCGACATCCTGCAACGCAATCACGCGCCGCGCTCCGGTCGTACCCAGGCTGTACGGATCAACCAGCAGATCGAGCGTGCCCCACATGCCTATGATCAGATCGTTCCAGTTACCAAAAAAGATCGCCGAGCACACCCCCGTCGATGTCCCCTTATCCAGATTACTTGCTACCTGACTGGACACACTCACCGGATAGCCGTTCAACGGATTGTCGCCGTCGCTCCACACAAACTGCCCTGTATTGGGCGCTTTTTCCGTCACCTTCAATTTGCCTCTCACCTTCGGGTTTGTGACATAACGCAGCGCACCCACATCGGCGTTATCAACAGCCACCTCCGTCTCCAGTGCCACAATGTGCGCCCACGTCGGCTCCGCCCCATTCGTGCCGCCCACCACTGCACCGATCCCGCTGGTGGCCGCCACGCCGCGCGGCTGATTGTTCGTCGCCGTCCCGTGCAGCGCCGCACGGTCGATTTCGATCCCCAGCACACGCGCCAGATCGGTGCGCACGAATGCCTCCACGCTCAGCGCCGACTGCAACAGCAGTTTGCGGCTAATATCGACATAGCCGCCCAGCGTCTTCGGCGTCATCGCCACCTGATCGAATGCAGGCTGACTTTCCGTCGGCGCCCCATTTTCGGCCACCCAGTACGCAGTGCTGGCCGCCGTCTGTCGCGGGATTGCAATATCCCCAACCAGACCATCGAGCACCGTCGCTCCCGCGCCGATCACAACCACCCGATTGCGCAGCAGATCGATGAAATCCTGTGCCAACAGGTCCGTCGCCACCGTATAGCCGCCGGCCGTGTTCGTGCCTTTCACCAAATCACGCCTCTCAGCATTCGCCGCTAACCAGTCATACGGCACGAACAACCCCTGTGGCTCGAAGCCCAGCCGTTTCGCAACCGCCTGACTCGCCTCAAGCTCCAGCCGTGCATTGCGCCAATCCCCGGTCGCCAACGCATTGATCGCACGCACCAAGCTATAGCGACGCACATCGCTCTTGTCCATGTCGATCATCGTCTCGCTCGGTCGAATCGGCGCCCGCACCGGTTCACTGAGTGCGTTCTCACGCCGCTCCAAATCCTGCTCCCGCTCGATCTTCGTCTGCAACCCATCAACCGCCGCAAGCAGATCCGAATAACGTTTCTCCTCATCCTCATTCAGCCCGCGGTTTTCCGCCTCGGCGCCGTCCAGGATCGCACGCGCCATCTGCAACTTCGCCTGGCGCTCATGCATCCATCCTAAAATCTTCGTGTTCATCGTAGTAATCTTCTCCTGTACAACTCCAGCCGTTGCCGTCGCACCTCCAGGAGCGATTGCCACTGCTGATCGGCCAAATTTATCTCAGCGACCGCCTGGTCGTCTGTTTTCTCAAAATCGGGCACCACTGCCCGCACCTGCACCGTTGTCGCGAGATACGCCGGGAACGTCACTGGCGAAATCTCGTACAGCACACTTTTTAACACCGTACGCCGTGCCACGCCATCTGCGCCCGGCTTTTCCCAGGTATCGGCGTTTGACTCGAATAGAAATGACATCCCGTTTACGTCACCTCGGCGGATCGCAATCAGCGCATCCTGCCCCCAGCTATTGGCCGGTGGATCGATCTCGAAACGCAGTCCTATGGCGTCGATGGCAATTCTCAAAGTGCCCCGACTCATCCGCGCAAGCGGCATGTCCGCATTGTGATTCCACAGCGCAACCAGTTCTGGATTATTTTGCAGCCAGTTGTCGAATACGCCGGGCGCAAACCGCTCCACGAACGGTTGTCCGTTCCAGTCGTACAACGTCCTGCTCCACACATTGAACAGCACTGCATAACCCGTGATCACCGGCGCACCGCCCTCAACCTGGCGTATCTCCAGCCCTTGTGCGGGTATTTCACGCTGTTCCATCCGCTCACTTTTCATCGAGCAACTCCTTCACAGCGTTCTGATACGCCGTTGTTATCCAATCTTCAATTTCTGCCATTGTGAAGACTTCTTCCGCCGACATCAGTCCCTTATCCACCGCATCGTTAACCAGCGCCATCAGCATCCCTTCGCCCGCCTGGCGCCACTCATACATCTTCGCCTTGCTCCACTCTGATAGCGCCAACCGTCCGCCTGTGCGCAACGCCTTGCCCCCGCCCTGTCGCACATCATTCGTGATCCGTGCCCGCAGCCGTCGCGCCACGTCCGCCAGCATCACCTCCAGCCAGCCGCGCGCCACAGCATCGCTGTCAAGCGCATTCTCCTCATCCTGCGTTTTTTGCACCGTCGTCATATTCAACGGCACCAAGTAGATGTCACCGCCGTCAATTGGATTCATATCCTCCAATTGACGAATATCATTCGGTGACATCGCCCCTATCTGTTGCATCGTTGAGTAATACTGCGCGCGGTCGATATGCTTCCCGCGCAACAGCGCCTGCGTGCGGAAATGCGCATAATAGCCTGCCCTGCGCTCCTCCTCCGTCAACAGATCACGATAGATCGCCTGTTGCCATCCTTCAATGTATGGCATCAGCGTGTAATCGACGAACTCCTGCGCCTGTTCCTCGATATTGCTGAATGTGGCGCGGTCAAGGTCGTTAATCATGTGCGCCGGCACGCCAAAGAGCGCCGCAATCTCCTGACGCGTAAATTTCTGACTTTCCAGGAATTGCGCATCGGTCTGTGGAATTGACAGCGTCGTAATTTCCACCCCGCCATCAAGCACCGCCGTGCGTCCGGCCGCGCCCGGACCCCGATGCCGATCCTCCCAAGCCTTGCGCAGTGCGCTGATGCGCTCCGCGTTCAACGTCCCCGGATAGCGCAGCACGATACCAGGCGATGCGTCATTCTGCCAAAACGAAGCACTATACTCCTCCATGCGCGCCTTTGTATCGAATGCACGCCGCGCCAGCGCAATCGGACTCAGACCGATCAGACCGTCGAAGCTCATATGTGCAATGTGCATCACCTCGCGCTTTGTCAACATATCCACGCCGCCGTCTGATCTGGAGTATTGATAGATCAGCTCGCCGCTGCGCGTCCGCTCTAAACTCATACGATCCGGACGCAAGGGCCACAATTCCCTTACCCGTCCACCGCCGTCGAACACAATCTGCGCATATGCGTTGCCATATAGCGCCAAATGCACGCCGAGCGCCATGCGAAATTGAATGCTGGTCATCTCAGGATTCGGCGTCCAGCGCAGAATTCTCGCCAGCGGATGATCTTCCACGACCTCGCGACGATTACCATTGCGGCGCATGAGCACCAACGGCAGCGTGGCAATGTTGGTTGCAATCACACGCACGCAGGCGTACACGGCCGCAATCTGCATCGCCGTTGCCGGTGACGTTGTCTCAACTACTCCCGTTCCCGTGCGCAGCGCGCGCACTAACTCCCCGAAACTAGTCAGGTCGAGCGTGCGCGATTCGGCGCCAAAGAAAATGCGGGTCAGTACGCCCATCCGGTATCACCTGTGACGTGCGTGTGCTGTTCAGTTCGGGGCGATCACGATGGGGGCAACAGCCTGGGGGACGACTGAGAAAAATGGGTGAGACGCTGCCCCCGAATGACGCTGATCAAGGAATAACGCCGATCAAGCGTCCAGCGTCCACCCGTTTCATTATAGCACAGATGAGCGATCGTGCGCCCTGCCAGTTTTCCTATTGCCCCAACTGCGAGGGGCGATTCTGGACAGCCGGACGCTGCAGTCGACCCCAGAAAGCGGAGGACGTGCTGGCTACGATGGGCACAAGCGCCGCAAAGGCTCGAAGGTGCACCTGGCCGTCGATACGTTGGGGCAGTTGCTGGCAGTCCTGGTCACGCCGGCCAACGAACAAGACCGTGCGCAAGTGGCGGCCCTGACTGCCCAGATTCAGGAGGCGACCGGAGAGTCGGTGGAAGTCGCCTTTGTGGATCAGGGCTATATGGGCGACCAGCCGGCAGCCGATGCTGAGGCGCAGGGGATCCGTTTGGAAGTGGTCAAGCTGCCTACGGCCAGGCATGGCTTTGTGTTGCTACCTCGCCGCTGGGTGGTCGAACGCAGTTTCGCCCGGATGGCACGTTTCCGTCGGCTGGCGCGCGACGATGAACGTTTGGCGGAGACGCTGGCCGGGTTGCATTTCGTAGCCTTTGCCATCCTGGTGGTGCATCGTTCATCACTTTCATGGTGCAAAGTGCATAACAGGCTCTAAGATTTGGGCGTTGTGTGGCGGTCAAATTGCAACGCAAACAGAACAGCCAGCACGCCGACAAGCAGCAGTGTAAATGCAAAGCCCAAAAGCAGGTAAACAGCGATGCAGATTGCGGCGAGTCCGCACAGCAGCATCATGTCGCCAGCGTCGATTCGTCTCATGATTGATTCTCCGATTGATTCTCCGGGTGATGGCATTTACAAGCTGGATTCTCGCAGATATGCCAGCGGTGCGGGCGCGTCGCCGCGCATGTGCACGCATGGCCACCGGCGCAACGGTATGGACAGGCCGCCAGAGTGCTGCGCGTACGGTGGCCGGCGCGCTGCAAATCGCGCAAAGGCGACGGGAGAGGGGTGACGGGTGAAGGGCGCGCGGCGTTGCTCATAGCATATAGATTCCCGGCAGTGGTTCGTTGCGGCGGATGCAGAGATCGACAGCCATAATGCTGGCGATGATGCCGTCGATTTTCTGGCGACTTTTGGCTTTGTCCGGCTTGATGTTGTCGTTGCTGTCGCGGATGACCATCACATTATCGGCCATCCAGCGCAACACCGGGTGGCCACCGTGCGCCAGCGTGCGGTTGAGCACACGCGCCTCGAACTCCTTGCTCGCCGGCGACATTGTTTTATAGCTCTGGCGATATTCGACCACATCGAAGCCGCTGGCGCTCAGGTTCTGCGCCATCTGCGCAGCGTTCCACGGGTCAACGGCGATACTGCCGACGGTATATGTAGCAGCAAGATCGGCGATGGTGCGCTCGATAGCTGCGTAATCGATCACCACGCCGTCGGTGGCGATCAAATAGCCATCCCGCACCCACGCCGAGTAGGGCGCCCGGTTGCGTGCCCCCAGCTCCTCCAGGTTGGCGCCGGGCACAAACAAAAACGGCATCAGGTAGATGCGAGGATCATCGTCGGTAGGCGGGAAGGCAGCGACCAGCGCGGCTATATCGGTTTTGCTCGCCAGGTCAAGGGCGAGGTGACAGGGACGATTCTTAAGATCGGGCAACGGCGCGGCGCAGGCATCCCAGTCGGCGCGCCCGATCCACTTCGTTTCCTGGCTCGTCCAAATGTTGAGATGCAGCCGCTTGAAAGTGTTTTCGTAGGCAGGCGACTTGATCGCTTTCTTCACCTGCTCGCGCAGATATTCCTCGCCGATGGTGACGCCATAGCCAGGATTGCACTTGCGCCAGGTCGTCGGGCTGCGCCAGTCTTCATCGGGCTGGGCGGCGGCGATGTAGATAAACCAACTGGGGTCATCGACGACGCCGGTGGCAATTTGTTCGGCGTAAGTGTGCTGCTCGTAGCAGACCGATTCGAGGTCATGGCCAGCGGTGGTGATCATGATCATGATCGGCTGCGTGCGCGCGCCGATGCTGGTGTCCATCACATCGAATAGTTCACGGTTGGGCTGAGCGTGCAGCTCATCGAAAATAATACCGCTGCTGTTGAGGCCGTGCTTGGTGGGGGCGTCGGCGCTCAGCACCTTATAGCTCCCTGCCCTTTTGGGGTATGTGATCGCATTACGAAATGTCTTGAGGCGCTTCCTCAACGCCGGCGACGCCTCCACCATCTGCCGCGCCTGCGCAAATACAATCCGCGCCTGTTCGCGGTCGGCGGCGCAGGAATAGACCTCGGCGCCCGGTTCGGCGTCGGCGGCCAGCAAATACAGCGCCAACCCGGCGGCCAGCGTCGATTTGCCATTCTTGCGCGGCAGTTCGATGTAGGCGTGGCGATAGCGCCGCGTGCCATCGGGACGGCGCCAGCCGAAGAGGGGGCGGATGATGTCTTCGCGTTGCCAGGGTTCGAGGATGAAGCGCTTGCCGGCCCAGCGGCCTTTGCTGTGGCGCAGATAGTGCTCGAAGAACTTAACGGCGTGGTCGGCGGCCGCGTCGTCGAAAAAGTAGCCGTCGGGGGCGGGGAGCGCGTTGCTGGTCAGGATCATACGCCAACGGTCATACATCACTTGAAAAAGTCGTCGTCGTCGTCGTCGTCCGATTCACTTACCATCAACCTGGCGCGCGCTGATGGGTTCAACCCAAACAGCACACTGTACAGACGGAACGCCGCGCTGTTGTCGCGCAAGATTTGCAACATCGGATGCTTGCGCTCCACGCCCTCTTCATCCTTACGGGTCAATTCCAGCTTACCGTCATCGTTGATCATGGCGGCGAGCGCAGCCTTGGCAATGGCGTAGTGGATCGACATGAGGTCGAGCGCGGCGATATCCGCTTCAGTCAGCACGCCGAGCTTGTCGAGCATCGGCCCGTATTTCCGCCAGAATTTGCGCACATCGGGCAGGCTGTTGGGCGGCGGTTTGAGCGGCGTGCGCAGCGGATCGGGTTTGGGTTCGTTGTAGTTGAGCTTGCGCTTACCCGGGTTGCCTTCAGCGACTTTGAGCGCGGTGGGTTTGGGCGGACGTCCTTGCATGGCTTATTCTCCGGCGGCGGTTTTTCGGGAGTGGCAGCGATGGCAAAGGGGTTGCAGGTTGGCCGGGTCGTCACTGCCGCCCAAACGTTTCGGAATGATGTGATCGAGATCGGTGGCTGGTTCAACGATGCCGGCGGCCAGGCACTGCACGCAGAGCGGGCCGGTGTGGGCGCCCGGTTCGGCGGCGAGGGTGGCGACGCGCACTTTGCGCCATCTGCGGTCGTAGCCACGGCGGGCGGCGCTGGGGCGCTTGTCGGGCCGGCGTGCGCTGGCGGTGTAGCCGCAGCGGTCGCAGCGTTGGGCATCGCCAGAAGCGCGCACAAAGCCGGCGCAGCCGGGACGGGGGCAGGGACGGGCCAGGCGCTCAGGCACGGCGATCCTCAGCGGCTGTTAGGCGCCACCATGCCGGCCAATGCACCGACAGCGACGCTGCCGAGAACAATGACGGATTCGGGCAATTGTTTGTCGGCGTATGCCAGCACAACGCCGCCGACGACGGCGAGGACGCCCAGCGTCGCCAGCGCGCTGACGACGATTAAAAAAATGTTGATGGACTTTGGATTGCTGATAATCGGCTCCGGGAGAGCATGCGGAAGGTCTTTCATTAACGCTCCTTTGCAATAACGGTTCAACGTTACGTTATTGCAAGGATAGCACAAAATACCGGTTGACTCAAGAAGGAAAAGCCAGAGGAAAATCATTTTATTTCGCGGGAGCGTGCGCGTATGTGGGCGAGCGGTCTACGCCGATATGGCGTAGATATTTGCCCACCCCTACCTGCCCGCTCTGGTTGTCTAACCCGAACTGACGTTAAATTTAGGTATTGACATGCTACCGGATTGGATATACAATATCACCATTATTAACTGCATTAACAATCGGAGATCACAAAATGCCTGAAGTCAACGGACCGCAGGCCGCTGAGATTATCGGAAAGTCGATCATGACAATTCATCGAAAGGTAAATGACGGAACGCTACCAGCCAGGCAGGAAGGCACTGGCAAGCGAAAGTTTATCTACATCGAAATCGATGATCTCAGACGGTTTGCAGAGAAGTATGGCTACCGCTTCGACGAGGCAATAGCTGCCAAGTACATCAAGTGATCCAGAGCGACCGCCCCACCCATTCCGCCAAAAGTGATGGAGCGGTCGCCTAGAAACGCACCTTTACAACCGCATAGGGCTGTAAGGTGAGGCTGGGGGACAGGGATTCGAACCCCAACTGCCTGATCCAGAGTCAGCGGATCAAACCGTTGACAGGGTGCAGATCAGCCGTTTTTCTCTCTGGAGAACACCTGATCTATACTCATCTGGTCAGGGTCGCCAGCGCCGCATCGTACTCGCTGCGCACTGTGCTCGCCGTCGTGTGCGCATAGACGGCCGCCGTGATCGCCGGGTCGCTGTGACCCATCGCCGTGGCAACCGTCGTCAGCCGCACGCCGTTATTGAGCATCCACATCGCAAAGCCATGACGGAAGCGATGGGGGCCGAACTTTGGCAGACCGGCCCGCTTGCACCGCCGGAAGATCATCTGGCGCACACCCTCCGGCTTCAGCACGCCGGCAACGCCGCCGTAACCATTGGACGATAGCCACAACTCCGCGCGATGTTCCGGTCGCAGGAAGAGATACGCCGTCAGCGCCGGGCGCACCTCCGGCGACATCGGCACCACGCGAGCCTTGTCGCCTTTGCCACGCCGCACCACCACCTCCAGCGACGCCACATCCAAATCGTCAACCCGGAGCGCGGCAATCTCACCCAATCGCAGCCCGCTAAAAAACAGCAACAACAGGATCAACCGATCCCGCTGACCGATCCAGTCGTCGGCGCAGGTCGCCAGCAACTGGCGCAGTTCTGATAGCGTGACATAGGGGCGCACCGTCTTCGGCACGGACGGCGCTTCCATCATCGAGATCGGATTGGCGTCACGGTCGATCTTCCGGCGCTTTTCAAGGAAGCGAAACAGCGCCTTGAGCGCACGGTAGCGAGCGTGAACAGTGGACGGCGACAGACCGGCGTCGTGGCAATCGGCGAGAAATCGCTCGATTTCCTCGACATCTGGCAGATCGCCATCCTTGCCACGCCAGGACGCAAACGCTGCAAATTGCTCTGCGTACCACGCCAGCGTTTTGGTTGCGCGACGACGTGAACGTAAATATGTGCAGTGCAGGGAAATTGCTTCACTGTACAACATATCGGACTCCTGTTGTAGTTGTAAAAGGGAAAACTTCTTACCGGCACAGGTGTCCGCACTGGTGTCATCGCAACTCCAGTGTAGCACAAAAAGAGCGACTGTTTAACGCAGTCGCTCATCATTCCGGTCTGCGTCGCAGCATCCTCCTAATTCTGAGCGCTACACCTTCTCTATTTCCTCTTCTTCCTCCGCTTCCGCTGCGGCGCAGACCGGAGCCATTCAGCCCGATGAGGCCCAGTGAAGAGTGAAAGGTCCAGTTGAATGGCCAGGCGTAGGGTTGGACACGCATCTGAAGTTCGTCGCTCACTGTAATCCGATTACAGTGAAAGGTCCAGTTGAATGGCCAGGCGTAGGGTGGGACACGCATCTGAAGTTCGTCGCTCACTGTAATCCGATTACAGTGAAAGGTCCAACCGGAGCCATTCAGCCCGATGAGGCCCAGTGAAGCACGCATCTGAAGTTCGTCGCTCACTGTAATCCGATTACAGTGAAAGGTCCAGTTGAATGGCCAGGCGTAGGGTGGGACATGCATCGACGTTTTAGAAAGTGAGACATTATGAGCACAGCACAAGATACCGACAACCGAATATCTGAAATCTTACAACTGGCGAACGAGGAGGGACTGCCGCTGGCGCTCTCTCCGCAAACTATCGTCGCACTTGAGGATTGCGGTTGGATTGTTGATCCTTTCACCGGCCAAATCTGGCGTGATTTGGATTGGACATGCTGTCGAGAACTAGCGATTACCGAAGGTGAAAGAATATGCATGCTTATAACCGACGCGACCGCTATGCCATCCGGCACAATCTCCGACAACGATGTCACAAATGTATTGAATACATTGCATACTCGCCTAAACGAAACGTCCGCCGATTATCTGTTGAC